GTTACACACTTCACCTCAGCTGCGTAAAGAACAAGCAATGGTCGCTGTACGATTCCTGAAGAAGTGCAATCCTGCATTTAAGGCTAGCGATCTCAAGGACCCAAAAGCCAAGCCGGCGGTGCAAGCGAGCAACGCCTCCGGCTCGAAACAAGGTGCAGCAGCCAACCAAGCTGCGCCAGCAAACTCGCAGCGGCGCGAAGCTGCAAACCCATCCTTGCAACCCTCCCGAGCGGAGCCCAGTTCGAATACTCGTGCCGGGGTTGGCGTTGTGGTGAATGTAGACGACATTGTGTCCGTCTCTTCACGCAAAGCTGGCTCTGCTACAAGTGCGACGACGAAGGCCCAATCACGGAGGCAGGCTGGAGGCTCCTCACCTCAGCCTACAGGATCCACGAAGTCCAATGCCCGACGAAACCAACAGAGATTGGATGCGCGCCAGGAGCCGCAGCCCCAACTCCAGCAGGCGCAGAATGAAGCCGTTTTGGCTGACCAAGCTGCTCTGGTGGAAGTCATCAATGGGGACGCAGCCGAAGGTAGAAATATCGCTGCGAAACCTTTCCCTGGGCGTCGAGATGGGCCAGTGCGCAATGTTACTGGACAAGGAGGAATGGATGTAGTGGACCGGCGCGGCAAAGAGCAGCGCGCGAAGGAATCGGATGGGAAACAGTTCTGGAATCCCGGACAAGGCGATTGTGCAAGGACCAACAAACTCAGCAGTGAGGAGATCAAGGCCGCCAGAGAGGGTGTTTATTCACCCAAGGAATTGACCGGCTACCTGCGCATGATGCGCGGGTTTGCGGCGCCTACACCGGCCGAAAGAGACCGGTTATGGACGCTGGGCCGCAGTTTCATCGCAAGCCACGACACTACTGGCTTCAGGTGGTCTGAGCTCGTCAATCAGTTGACGCAGGCGGTTGGTGCGGCTTTAATGCCAGACGCCACGCGAGACGCTGTCGCAGAAATGTGGGCAGGGGAACGAGTCAACAGACAAATGCACAAAGACGCAGGAGTCGCGCAGGGAGACTTGGGAAGCCGCAAGGCCCACGTCCGCATACCGTACACTCGAACCAAGTTCAACTTGTTTTGGGCGCGACGGCACGCGGCACTCCCGAAGAACGCGAAGCCGTAGGTCACTTGCCGCATCGATAACTGTGCTGAGGGCAGACAGTCAGTCCGTCAGCCAGTTGCGTCGGTTGCGGTCAAGTTGCGGGATGATAGGCAAGCGCGCAGCAAATGTGAGACGCGGAGGGTTACCACCTGCTTAGCACCCTTTCGCTTGCCTGATCAGTTAGACCAAAACGTGTCTCACCAAACATGCTGGCATAATGTAGTAGACAGTGTGGTTCGCCGCCACTACAAGCCGAGGTTGCCGGGTATCACTCGCAACGGTGATATTTGGATGAGTCGGGCCTTCAACGAACTTAAGAAGCTGTGTCGTGCTCAGGGCATTGCTCCGGGCATGATAGAAAGATGGACGCCACGTCAAGTGGTGGACACACGGGCGCCTAGCAAGAAGAAAGCTTATGCTGAGGCGTTTGTTAAGCTACACGAGCAGGGCATGGGGGCGCAAGCTCACCACGTCAAAGCTTTTGTTAAGGACGAGAAGGGGCCTGACAACGACAAAGCCTGCAGGTTGATTCAGTACCGCGATGGTATGGAGTTTACCGCGGACCTAGCAACTTTCCTGGCGCCACTAGAACATCGGTTGTACCAACTAACAATCCATGGCACCAGGTGCTTCGCGAAACAACTAAACCCGAAGCAGCGCGCTCAAGCGATTTTTGCAGCCTATAGGGGGCTGAAGTACAAGTATCGAATGCTCGATCATTCAGCGTTTGATTCTCACGTTTCCCTGAAACATCTGAGGTATGAGCACAAATTCTACCTATGGTTGTTTAGAAACGACCCAGAGCTGAGTGCTCTGTTGGGCAAGCAATTGCGCAATAGGGTGCGAAGCGGATGCGGCGTTTCATGGGTGACGAAGGGTGGGCGAATGTCAGGTGATTTCAACACCGCACTTGGCAATTCGGTCATCAACATACTTGTGTTGCTCGCTTGGGCAATGAAGACCGGAGTCTACAAAGACGCGAATTTCCAAGTTTGCGTCGACGGGGACGATTCGTGGATGCTATACCGCGCGGATTGTCCTGACCCCACGCCAGCTGATTTCCTTGATTTCGGGATGACAACCAAGATTGAGGATGTGGGCATTGAGCCAGAGAGTGTTGGGTTTTGCCAAGCGAAGCCTGTTATGCTTTCTGATGGGCCAATGATGTGCCGGGACTATAGGCGAGTTCTGGCTAGGGTGCCTTACAGCATCCAGCGGTATAGTGGTGTCGCCTGGGGGAAGTACGCTAAAGGGGTAGCACTGTGTGAAAGGGCGCTAGGACAGGGAGTACCAGTATTGGACGCCTTATCCGAGAGCCTCTTGTCGAGTTTTCGGCATGTGAGTAAGACATTGATACCCAAGTCCGAGGAGTGGTCGTATGGCATAGCGCAATCCGTCGCTAATGATGATCGCAAGATCACTGATGCCAGCCGCGTCTCGTACGCTTTAGCCTGGGGCATTAGTCCCGGGGAGCAGGTGCAACTCGAGCAACTGCTACGTCAACACTCTTGGGAGATGCCCGGGACTGTTCGCGATGGTGCGTAAGCAATCTCGCAAACAACGGCCGCAAGGCAAGCGCTCGAAAGGGCGCATGCAGGGTAAGCTCTTTGTCGGGGCTTACCAGACTCCACCCACTTCGAATCCGCGCGAAGCTAATTTGCTTCTGCGCAACGAGGAG